GTCTCTTACGAGATAGCACACGGTGGAGTTGATGAGCTTGACACGCTAAAGAAAGACCAAGCAGAACATGCATGGCGTAAAATATCAGAACGAGTACGAGAAAAGACAAATCACCCTTGCGGCAATACTTTAGCTGTAGCTAGCACAACAGACCAAGGCGTCAATGGCTTCTGTTTTGACAAATGGGGCAATGGTGAAAACCTAGAGCAAGGCTATCATTACATAAAAGCTGGGACTGATAGTAACAAATTCTTACCTGACGGCTATATTGATCAGATACTAAAAAACTACGACCCAATAATGGCAGATGCTTTTATTTATGGCGGTTGGGTTAGCTTTAACAAAAACAAGGTATATCATTTTTTTAATCGTGCCGACCATCACACTAATAGAGCTATTACAGAAAGCGACCAGTTCTTATATGTCGGATTAGATTTCAATATTGGTGGAACATGCGCGACAATATGGGTCATTGATGATAATAAACCAATTGCTGTTGATGAGTTTACAAGCCATGACACATACGATTTTATAAATAACTTGAATGATAGATACACAGATAAAACCGTTATAATATTTCCAGACGCTTCGGGTCGATCAGGCAGCACAAACGCCACCTTGTCAGATATAGGGTTGATTGAAAACGCAGGCTACCAAGTAGACGCTCCAGCAGCAAACCCAATTGTACGCGATAGAATAAACGCGGTGAATGCTTTGCTGTCTCATAGGACAATAGCTATTAATACTGATAAATGCCCTAACTTAACTCACGCCTTTGAAACTCAAGGTTATATAACTGAAGGCGCTGGCAAAGGCTCACCTGAAAAAAGCGACAAGCACCCAGCCATCGATGACTGGGTTGACTCAGGCGGTTATTTTATTAATCGTAAATGGCCGGTAAGAAAGCCAGCCACCGACTTAAATATAAGGTTTAACTAATGCCCATTGATTCTCAAAACCCTACATATACTGATAGCCTTTCGAAATGGACGCTTGTTCGTAAGTGCGTGTCAGGCGCAAAGGCCGTGAGACAAGAAGGAATAACTTTTTTACCCGATCCAGAGCCGAAAGAGCTAGACAAGAACAAGCGGTACAACCCATACAAAGCTAGGGCGCAGTTTGTAAATGTAACGGCAAGAACTCGTAACGCTATGGTAGGTATGGCATTTAGGCGCCCCCCAGAGGTTGAGTTAACCGGCATAGAGTACATAGAAGACAACGCAACAGGCTCAGGCACTGGCTTAGAGCAATTAGGCAAAGTTGTTGTAGGTGATTTACTTGAAGTTGGGCGTATTGGATTACTTGCAGATTATCCAGAGTCAGAACCAAATTTAAGCAAAGAGCAGATTACAGCTTTAGGATTTACAGCAAGTATTAAAGTCTACACGGCTGAAACAATCATAAACTGGAAAACCAGCGTAATTGGTGGACAGAACGTATTATCACTGGTGGTATTGCTTGAGGAGTATAATTTAGACGCAGATGAGTTTGACCAAGACACCGCAAAGCAATATAGAAAGCTTTGTTTAGTTGATGGAGTCTACACGGTAGAGGTTTATCGTGATGACGTTATTTACCAAAGCTTTCAACCAAGGGCCAACGGTAAATTATTAGACCGAATCCCGTTTATTATAGCTGGCTCATATAGTAATGACCCTGCTGTAGATGATGCGGCATTGTACGACATAGCAGAGATAAACATAGGGCATTATAGAAACAGCGCAGACTATGAAGAAGGAATATTTTTACATGGTCAGCCTATGCTACACATTGACGTAGGCACGACATCAGCGATTGAATTTGAAACGCTAAATCCTAACGGGATAGAAGTCGGCTCAAGGCGCGGCATAGCAACTACGGGCGGCGGCTCGGCCCAGCTATTACAGGCAGCATCAAACGGTGCGGCGCACGAAGCTATGGTGCAAAAAGAAGAACAAATGGTAAGTATTGGCGCTCGCATGATCGAATCAGGTGGTCAAGCCGAAACAGCAGAAGCCGCAAGAATCAAACATGCCGGTGATAACTCGGTATTGACAAACATTGTTCAGAACGCCTCAAATGCTATTGAAACAGCCCTAGAGTGGGTATCTTTATTCATGGGCGTTACGGTAGAGCCAGTTTTTCAGATCAATGATGACTTTTACGATAAAGGAATAGACGCTCAAATTATGATGGCTAAGATTCAATTGTTTGATCGAGGTGTTATAGCTAAAACTGACTTACGCGATGGTTTGCGTAAAGCTGGCGAGATCGACAGAACAGATGAAGAAATTGATGCTGATGCCGAAGCTATTAGTCCTGTTGAATGAGTAGCAATCACGGCCTAATAGACGCTTTAACTCTTCACCAAATATTAATTGAAAGGTATTCAAAGGGCGAGGCAAAAAGGTTATTAAAGTATTTAACAAGGCTTTCAACGCAACTAAAAAACACTATTAGCTCAGAATATGAGCGTGTAAGGGCTGTTACATTAGCCCGTCAAGTAGAGCAGATCACTAAAACATTTTTGAAAGAATACGGCGATGATATGTTTGTTGGTTTAAAAGAATTTGGGAAGGCAGAGTCAGAGTTTGCGAGGCAAGCATTGCTAGCTACAACAGCGGCCGAAGTTATTGCCCCTGCGTCAATTAGACAAATACAAGCATCAATCACTAAAGCCCCGATGAAGCTAATCAGCGGCAAGACAACCAAGAAGATCACAATTGATCAGGCCGTCAAGACGTTTACAATTAGTCGAGCAAGAGAAATAGGCCAGATTGTACGCGATGGCTCCTTATTGGGCAGGACATCAAACGAGATAGTTAAAGAGGTCACAAGTCTAGTCAAAAACAAGACCACGCGCCAAGCTGAAGCACTCGTAAGGACGTCAACTAATCATATTGGCAGTCAAGCAAGGTCAGCGACATATAAGGCCAATGACGACGTTATAATCGGCGAAGAATACATTGCTACACTGGATAGTCACACAACAATTTCATGTTCAAGTTTAGATGGTCAGATTTATGACATAGGCAAAGGCCCAATGCCTCCAATACATTGGAATTGTCGAAGCGTTCGCTCACCTAAAGTAAACCCAGAGTTTAATCTAGGTTCTGAGATAGTCGGCGAACGCGCAAGTATAGATGGGCCGGTATCAGGTGATGTGACATACGGCGGCTTTTTAAAGCGTCAGAATAATGCCGTACAAGACGAAGTGTTAGGCATTGAAAGAGCTAAATTATTTAGAAGCGGCAAATTATCAATAGGTAAGTTTACCGATGATAGCGGAAAAGTTTATACTTTAGACAGGCTGAAGGAATTGAACCCTTTGGCATTTAATCGTGCTAGTAGCACATAAACGGTCAGTGACCAGGTAATACAATGAGCGAAGAACAGACAGCAGAAGAACTAGCAGCAGCCAACGAAGCGGCAACAGTAGCAAATAACCTTGAATGGCAAGGTAAGCTTGACGCTATCATTGCAGACAACGAAAGGCTAACTGCTAAGATTACGGAATCAAACAAACACACTAAGGCTGCTGAGACTAAAGCGGCCAAGGAAGAAAAAGAAAGGCTTGAAGGCGACAAGAACTTTGAGCAGCTATACAAAAGCTCGGAATTAGAGCGTGAAGCGTTAAATCAGCAAATTACAGAAGGTAATTTAAAGGCAGCATCAACAAGCGAAGATAATGCGGCTATGGCGTTAGCTAATGAGTTGACGAAAGATACCAAACGTGCTAGATTACTAGCAAAAGAGTTAAAGGGCCGTCTAAAATATATGGATGACGGTATTAAAGTAACAGATGTAAACGGGAACTTGACCGTGTCAACTCTCGCAGATTTAAAATTAGAAGTACAGAAAAACCCAGACTATGATTTTTTGATAGATGGTGTTGATTCCAGTGGAGGCAGTGCTTCCGGAAGCAATAACAGCGGCAGTGCCAAGAAAACAATTACACGTGCAGAATTTGAGGCACTTAATCCGGCATCTCGCATGAGTTTCGCGAAAGAAATGAAAGCAGGTAAAGCCGAAATCATCGATTAATTATAGGAACTAAAATGGCTGAAAATACAATTACGGCACTCGTGCCAGATATCTATGAAGCATTAGACATAGTATCACGCGAACTGACTGGAATGATCCCAGCAGTATCTATGAACGCATCCGCAGCAACCGCTGGTATCAATCAAAACATTCGTGTTGACGTTGAGCCTGAAGGCAACATTGGCGATATTACGCCAGCTATGACCATCCCTGACCCAACTGGTCAAACATCTGGATCTGTTGATATTAAAATTACCAAGTCACGTGCTGCGGAATTTGGCTTTATTGGCGATGACCAAATGAAGCTTAACACAGGCCCAGGCTATCCAGGCGTTCGCGCTCAAAAGATTGCACAAGCAATCCGAAAGGTCGTGAATGAAGTTGAAACTGATCTATGTGGTCTTTACTCTACAATGAGTCGGGCAGTAGGAACAGCAGGAACAACTCCTTTTGGCACTGCTAACGATTACACAGCGGCGGCTTTGGCTCGACAAGTCCTGAAAGATAACGGCGGCGATATAGACCCACAGCTAGTATTTAATACTA